TCAACCATGCCCTCTTGCCAGCCGGCAAAATCATCTTTATTCCATTTGTATCGGTAGTAAAAATTATAAAGCTGTATGCTATCGTTAGCCATGTTTCCCTCGCTATGCGGTAATCATATCGGCGCTATCAAGATCGTCGGTTATAATGTGTTGGGATCGGGCCGGCTCATAGATCGAAAGCTGCTCATCTATCTCGGTTCTCTCGCGTGTGGTGAGCACATAATCATAGATTCTGACCTCATAGGTATAGGCCTCTTCTCGCATCCCGTCCCAATAGTCCTCGCTTAAGCCAAAGTCCGAGGCGCTTTTGTCGCACAGATCCTCACCTGTGTAAGCGGACTGATTATAGCCCCCCAAAAACGTATTAAGGCCCAGCTCGGACACACCGATAAGCCAGGTGCCATCGCCACAGCCCCACTCGATCAGCTCGACAAGCTTATCCGAGCCGATCACGGACTTAACGATCAAAGTCATATCGTCTTTAGTTAAGCCCTTGCGGGCTTGGATGCGGGTTTTTACCAGATCTTGTTTTTCGGAAAGCGATAGGCTACCGCTTAACAGCTCGCCGAAAGCTTTGATCTCCCATTTCGCGATCGCCGAGGCGTTGGCATACATCGGCCAGTAATTATCGTAGGTCGTCTCAAGGTTTTCATAGGCCGAGGCGATGCCCGAGGCGGTGGCATCCCAGTCGGCCGTAGAGTAATAGGCTGAGGGCGCACCGTCGGGATAGACGTTTTCCGGGCTCTCGCGCTGGAGCATCCGATAGATCTCTTGTCGGGTCAAAAACTTTGGCATAGCTATAGCTCGTTTATAGTGATCGTTCCCGGCACAGCGATCTCGGTTTTAGCAATGGATCGGTTCGTTCCGGTGGCCGATAGATCCTGGACCTGGCGATCGCGGACGATCGTAGCTTTAGCGCCCTCGGCAAAAGGCGAGGCCGATAGATTAAGGTCGATCTGCTCCTCGATCTCAGAGGCTAGCACATAGCCCGACGCGCCGATCTTTCGGCCACCGACTGGCGTTTTATAGATGGCCCTTTTGACCTCTCTTGAAACCAGCTCGCCCTGGGACACGCTAAAGCCTGACTTAACGGTGTCTTTATCGCCTGAGCTAAAGCGCACATTGACGCTCACATCGAGCGGCACCGAGGCTGGGGCGATAACGCTTGGACAGTCTGTGATCGGGGCCTGGCTCTCAACATAGGATTGCACCGTCTCGATCAGTGAGGATGAGGGTATGCGCACGATCGCGTCACCGTTATCTATCGCTGTGTCGATATCGGTCGTTCCCGATGTGATCACGACCGCCACAGTGCCAAAGCCAAACGCAAAGCGAACGACCGAGACCGAGGTCACGCTGTCGTCGGCGTTTTCGGCGAACGTCTCATAGTCTGCCACCTTGCCACCAGCCTGTGGCGTTTGGACCTGGCGCAAGATTGCGGCCGCTGCTTGTTCGCTGGTTTCAACATCCCGGCCGTCGGCAATGTTTCCCGAGGCGGTTGCGGTGCTGTCGATCCCGGCCGGTGGCGAGGACAAAGATAGCTCGGCCCCGGTCAAAAGATTTTGCACCTGGCCGGTATTGACTGAGCGGATGGGCACAAGAGCTGCCGTCGCAGAGCCCAAAGACACGCCGCTGGTGGCGATGTATTGGTTGCCGTTGGGATCGTATTCAAAGGTGGTTCCGGCGCTCACAGAGCTGCCTGTTGAGCCTGTGACGACCACATTGCCAGAGGCGTTGGTGGGCTGGATAAATCCGCGATCAAGGTGCAGATCAAGATGCCGCTCCAAAGCATCGCGCCTGGCCGATTGCGGGAACGCATCGTCGGCAATCCGTTTTTGATCAGCATACACACCAGACAGCACACCGCCCAAAACTGAGCCCCGGATATACCAATCGCTATCAGAGCGTTTGGTATCGACCTCGGGCTTAAGGCCTTTTACATGATTAAGGTATTGATCTCGGATCTCCGAGGGCTTTTTTAAGGGCATATCACACTCCGAGGCTCGGGATGTTTATCTGGTCCTGGGTGCCTTTGGTATCGACTATTTTTATCTGGCCGCCGACGGCATGCCGCGGATTGACGGTGGCCTCAACTGTGATCTCCGAGGCCCGGCCATCGTCGACGATCGGTTGCAGAGCGCGCGCTGCTATTTTCTCAAAGAGATCCGTATCACTTGAGGCTCTGGACTTTTTTACGTTCGAAAAATCCGAGCCGTATTTCTCATCGGGCGCATACATCCAGCTGCCGCGCGGTATCCGCAAGCGAAAGTACGCGGCCACGCGCAAGCTATCGGTTTCGACCGGGTCGCCGTTTTCCATCTTGTAATCACCCGTTGCCGGGTCTATATCCCAGGTCTGTGCCATGTTTACTCCGGGGCTGGATACTTGTCATTGATTGCTTTAATACGCCGTTGCATATCCGGCGTGAAAGCGTTGGCCTCGTAAAGATCTTCCAAGCGCTCATCAATCGACGGGTATTCGGCGCGTCGTTTATCGAGGTAACTCATTTCTTCCGGTTCAAGGATAATCAGCTCATTATCGGGATCAGAGATCCAGCTTTGAACTGTATGATAATCGCGATTGCGGCCGTCGATGGGAACGTGGAGCATTTTGTTGTTTTTGAGCGTTACGGTAAACATGTGCTCGCCGCGTACTTGCGTTACTTTTTCGATTAGGTTTTCCGTTGGGATTGCCATTTATAGCTCCGCGTCAAATTCTAGTGTTCCATCGCCAGCGAGATAATAACCACAGGCCCGGCCAGCCGTGGCTGAGCTAATCGACTGGCAGTTAAGACGGGCACCGTTTTCGTTTGGGTGTAAAGATAGACCAGAAAATGATTCGTATCCAGACCCGTCGAAACATCTATGGTTAGTTGAGCCGCCGCCTATCGTTCCGGTATAAGATCCCGTTGGTGCAACCCTCATTCTGACCGGAAAATCAATCCAATGAGATGAATAGCTAGTTGATTGCCAGCCGGGAACGGCGTGCATGTCGCTGTTGATCAGATAAAAATAACGATAACAGAGGTGTTGTTCCAAGCCGATAGGCCGTTTCTCAAAAGCGTTGGCAGCTCCACCCTGTTCGATCTGGACGTTGGCTATATCTATCGTCCCGGACTGGTGGCCGAGAGTATCGGTTCTGTCGTCAAGACTGCCGCCTGATCCAGCTGACACCCAAAAGTTAAAGACCACATAATGGTCGTCGTTTGAGCCGATGGTTTTTCCCGATAGCGATGGCATAGTGAAAGTATAAGAAAACTTTTGCCATGAGGTTGATAGCTGGTGCTTTTGCACACCGATCTCGGTCACAGTCGCGCTTGGGCTCCCGCCTGAGCCAAAAACCTGAGCCAGCTCGTTTGATAGCTCCAGGGCGCTATCGGCTTTAGCCCAGAAACTCACTGTCACCTGTTCGCCGTTCAAGGTCCTCACATCTTCGATACGCTGGTTGAAAACAACATAATCGCTAGAGCCTGAGCCCCCGGCAAAAACCAGCCGCGAATAATAGCGCGGTTGCCCATCCACATCGGTCTGCCCAGCGCTAAAGGATTGTCGCGAATGTGTGTGGGTCGATCCGTTTGTCGATATCCGCCAGCGATCAGCGGTTTGATAGCCGGTTGAGGATGAGACAATCCCACGCTGCCAGATATCAAAGCCACCGTTGATCAGCACATTGCGAAAGCTAAAGCCACCAAACACCTCGCCTAGCCCGTCTTCTAAAGCCTGGGCAAAATCATCTACCATATCCGGTTGAGTGATCGTAATGCCGGGTATGTTTTGGATCGCATCTGATATGCGCTTTGCTAGTCCATCGAGGGCCATCGGTCAGCTATCCTTTGCAATTATCGTATTAGTTGAGCCAATGTTAGATTCCTTAAAGCTTGTAATCTCGCTTTTAAGCGATGTGAGCGCCGCCGATCCTGTCGTAAACAAAGAGGCGTTTGATGCCGGCGCACCTGGCGAGGGATGCACATGGCTTGCGGTTTGATCGGATATCTTTTTTGTCTCATCCAAAAGACTTTGAATGTGGTCGATCAGATCCGCAAGAAAGCTTGTCAGTTTTTCGCCCAGCACCAGCGTCTCATCGGTCGAGCCTTTCTTTAGGTGGGCTCTGCCGCCTCTCATGTAAACATGCCAGCCATTGAACGCATACATTACGCTTTCGCCCTCGGCGAGATCATCGGGGCGGTTTTTGTCGCGGTGGCCCAGCGTGATCCGGTTGCCAGGATGATCACCGTGCCTAGCTGTGACCGATATGATCTTTTTTGGAGCGCGGCTGGCATAGCCAAAAGGGTGCATAATCGGCCGCTCAGTGATCGACGGCGAGCCCGGATAGAGGCTTTCGATCGTCTCGGTGTGAGCTGTGTTTTCGCCAGCGGCACCGGCCAAAATGATGTTAAGACCGCGCCGGATCTGATCGTCGATATATCGTTTATCCTCTGGTGTGAGCATTATGATCTGATCCTTGCGTCAGCGACGATAGTTCCTAAATTCGTAAAATAAAGCGCGCTCCGCTGCCCGCTGGTCTCATCAAGAGTGTAATCAGCTTGAAATAGATACATGAGCCGATCGAGAGAGCCCCGGTCATATTCGATGTGATAGATCTTATCGACCTGGATCGGCTCGCCACGCTGGTTTATGTGTCCCGGCAGCTGGCAACGGGCGACGACCTCGTTCACGTTTTGCCTGGCGATCTCGCGCTTGCCATAGGCTTGCAAAAGGGTCTGATTGCCGAGAGCCAGCGTGTTTAGATCCTGTTGGCCCTGGGCCGCCTGGGCGTCTGGTGTGGAGATCACGACCGATTGCGGTAGCCTGTGGCCCAGCTTTCTAAGCCGCGTTGGACCGTCGGCGTCGTTAAGCATCGCCTGGGCGGGGCCGATCCGGTCCTGGACGATCTCTTGCCCGCTCCAGATTGGCAGGATAATGTTGGCAATCCCGGTCGAGCTGTATTCGACACCCATCGACGATACATTCGAGATGCGCTTTTGCTTGGACAGAATGAAGGTTCCCTGCTTGTCGCTGTCAAAGCTAGGCTTGCCCACATTCATTGAGCCATCGGGGGCCATCCAAGCGATACAATTAAGACCCTCAAGAAAACGCTGCAGGGCGGATAGTTTTTTCTCGCCGGGTTCGGTGGCAAAAAGAAAGCGCCCTGTTGGTGCATTACCGACAAGATTGACGCCTTTGATACGGGTATCGTTTATGAGCACCCGCGCGGCGTTTTCGATCGTCGTCTCGTTCAAAAAGATGGGCTCAGCATCCAGCGAGATCGCGTCCTGATCTTCGAGCTGGCCCATGAGATCACGCCCCTCAACCGAGATCTGCTCGCCCGCTTTCGCGTCGGTTTGTATGTTTATCGTGTCGATCATGCCGGTCTGCAGCGGGATATCATTGACCGTAAGCGTGACAAGATCGCCCTCTTTGATCTGCTCATAGAACGGATCGGCATTGGGCGTGGCCACCGTAAAGCTAAAGCTATCGACGGGCACCATGACAGAGCTGGAAAAATTATAAGCCAGAAAATCACTAAACACGCGCGTCTGTTTTGTCAGTAATGAGGTCACAAGGATTTTTACCGGCGGAAAACGACCTTGTTTTTGATAGCCCTCGCGGGTCGCGTTTTTCCCGGTGCCAAAAAACGCTGGTGGCCTCTTTTGCGATGTGATCGTCGTCGTCACGCCGGTATCCTCACACTGGTCCCAGGTTCTAAATAATTGACGCTGTCCAGCTCACTGTTTAGATAAAATAGTTCTGAAAACCTATCAGGCTTTACGCCATTAATCCAGCCCGCTTCTCTCAGGCTCATAACACGCGGGATCTCATAGTCGACGATAACGGCATTAGAGCTGGCAACGCCGGCCTCAAGGGCCAGCTGGATCTGGTTCGCTGATTCGCGCAGTGACACGATCTCATCGAAAAAATCCAGCTCCGCCCCTTCAGTCTCAAACTGCGATATGAGCGTGGCAATCTGCTCGCGAACGTCGATTACCGAACGCTCAAGGTCGGGCACGGCAAGAGCGGCTGTCGTCTGGGGCGGCAGCTCCGAGATGGGCACATCATTAAACGGATCAGATACCGAGCGCACACTGACAAAGGTTTCCGATGAGACGCTGCCATCGGTGTTCCTGGTGCCGCCCTGATCGGTGGGCAAAAGGTTTGGGATATCCTGAGATCCGCCCTTTGTATTAAGGCTTGTGTTGATGCCTGTGAGCGTTTTAGCGGTATCGGATTTTAAGGTGCGCGCCAGGCTGTTGATGCGATCTTTGACGGCTCTGACAAAGATCTCGGCCGCCTCAACTTTATTAATCACACCGTCGATCACGCTAAAAACATTAAGAGCTGTCGTAAGAGCGCTTTTTAAACTGCTTTCTTCGATCTCCTCGCCCACATCGCCGATATCAAAGCTATGCTCGCTAAAGGTGATCTCCAGAGCCACAGCGCGCCGATCTGTGGACTTGTGCAACAGCTCGACTGTCTCGATCACACACGTCAGCTCACCATAGATAGGATGGACCAGCGTCCCGGCCGTTGGCTTGTTGATCTCTTTTCGCAGCGCATCGAGGCCCTGGCGATAGCGCGGGCCATGGATTAGGACCTGCATTACAAAGGTGCCGGCCGACTGTCCTAAATCATCGGTCGTCTGTCCGTCGCGATAGGGAAATTCGTATTTGACTTTCCTACGGCCGATCGTATCCGAAACGCTTTCGAGCCCACCTTGCCACGGTGTTTTCGTTTTAAAGACGTGAAAGCGGACCCCGTTATATGATCCCTCGCGGATGTTCCAGTCGCGGGGGCTGTCGATACCAAAATTGGTGGCGGTATCGGAAAGGCTCTGTTGGGTGATCCGGGAAAAATCTGCCGGATCTGATAGATCAAAACGTGACACGGTTTAATCCTTTTAGTTGACTTTCCCTCGACCGCGTTTGATACGGCCCTCAAGTTTTTCCTGCAGCTTAACTTCGACCTCTGTCCTCTGTTTCACATAATGATCGAGCTGTTTCGTAGTATCTCCGCCGGCAAGCTTATCGAGTGTATAAAACAACCTGTCCCAAAAATTACCTTCTATTCCTGTTTTCTCATCGACCCGCGTGGTGGGCTCATCAATGTGTTTTTTGACGACCGGATCAAGGAGATTCCCGACAAGCACACCGGCGACGCCCGCGCTACCTAAAAGGCCGGCTTTTGTTAAGACCTTGCTCATGGTTGAGGCGGCCGCTGCTCCGGCCGCTGTGCCCACACCAGCCAGGTTGCCGCCCATATCGTGAGCGTTGACCACATAGACCGGCTGGACGCTTTCGCCTGTCACAGCCTGGCCGATTGCGCCTTTGGCCACGGTTCCCGCCAGGCCGCCACCGAAAAACCGACCCACACCGCGCAAGCCCACACCAGCTAAAAGCGCTGTTAAGATCCCGCCGCCAGCTGTGACAGCGAGAGAGCCCATATCGGATTTAGCCATCGTTTGGAAAAAATCTGTCGCCCCCTGTTCGACCTCGGCAAAAGGTTCGGCAAGCATCGCTTTGACCCGGTTAAGGCTTGCGGCAAAGGATTGCCCGAGAGAGCGGCCGCGATCGTACTGAGCGTTTACATCGGATTGCGCCTCGGCCATCCGCCGCTGGGCATTAGTGACGTTATCGAGGTTTTCATAGAGCCTTACAAAGCCCTCGGCCGCCTCCTCTGAGAGCCCAAGCGTTTGAGCTGCCATCCGTGGATCGCCACCGATGCGGCCGATGATCCCGCGGGCAAATTCACGAAAGCGGTCGATGTTTAGCCCCTCATCGCCGAACACACCGCGGCCGCCCTGGGCCTCAAAGACGCGCCGCTGGATAGGTCCAGCCGATAAAAACTCTTCCAAAAAGGCTGTCGCGTTTGGCCCCCCAACAGCGGATATCGCGGCCAGGTTTGAGACGGCACCTGTCCCAAGCGTTTTTCTTAAGTCTTGTGGCATATCGGCAAAGATCTGTTCGAGCGATGATAGCGTCTGTGATGCGGTTTGGCCGGTCTCATTAAAAACCCGCCGCAAGGTTTCGGCCACAGCCCGGACCTCGCCCGCCTCATTAAAGTCACCGCCCCTTGCTTGGATCACCCGGAACAGGCCCTCGGTCACATCGCCCTCGCTGCCCTGTTCGCCCGTGATCGTCGTAAGCTGGCCGGCAAGGCGTAGGTATTCTTTAATCATATCCAGATCGCGCACAGGCGTTTTGACAAGCCCTTCTAAGCCCTGGGCCGCGGTTTCGCCGGAAAGCCCGATCTCGCCCAGGCCAGCCATAATAGATGCCTGAAAGCTGGCAAAGTCTTTTTGCGCAATGCCAAAAGCCTCGCCGAATTTTCGAACAGTATCCGAGAGCGTGATACTTTCCGAGATCGCATCGCGAAACGTGTTGGCCATGTTGAATGATTCGGAGATCGCGCTCATCGAAAACAGCGCTTTAAAATCATCGGCCAGCTGGGAGCCCACACGCCGACCCATCGAGCCCATATCGGAAAGAAAGCGGCCTGTGCGGGATACCTGTTCCGAATATTCATCACCCAAGCTTTCGCCCAAACCAGAAAGCCCCTGGCTTGTCTCAGAGGCTTTGGTACGGATACTTTCCAGCTCGCTTATAACCTTATCGAGCCCCGATGATACATCTATCTGCACGTTTTGCGGCATAGCTAGCCTCTCGATAGTTTAAAACGGCCGTCGATGGCTGCATGGATCGCATACCAAGTCAGCTGTCCGTGTGTGAGCCGTCGCTGGTCAAAAAACGCAGAGCCATGCTCCTTAGTTCCCAGATAGATAATTCGGTCACTTGATGCTCCACTGGCTCGGAGCTTTTTTTTACCGTCTCGATAAGCTTATCCAGCTCATCCGGGTGCATAAAATCAAGGTTCGGATTGACCCGCTCACACGCTGCAACGTACTGCTTAAAAGCGTACTGGATCTCATCGTTTGTCATGTTATCGAGCACATAATCGGTCAGAACGATCTGGGTCGATTGCGGGTCCGGCTTTGTCGCCAGCTTTAGCGTTTCTTTGGCATACAGGGTGTGTTCGGTGATCCGGTTTCTTTGCGGTGGCGGAACTTTTTGCAAGAGATCGGCGACCGTTGCGCTAACGGTGATACTTTCCGAGATCGTCAACGGTCGCACCTGGATCGTGTAATCGCGTATCGTCACGGGCCAGTGATAGTCCACACCAGCCCGCATCTGTTCGATCTGTTCTATTCGGTCGTAATCTTGGGTTTCCATAATCGATTGCCTTTATCGTTTTCTAGCGTCGTGATTTTCTATAGCTCCAAGCTAAAAAGCGAGCTGTTGCCAACACCGTCGGTCAGCTTAATCGCGCCGAAATTAAATGTGGTCTTGACCTCATCGCCGATACCGCCGGCATTATCTTCATTGTCTTTTAGAAACAAAGACGTGGCGACAAACTGTTCGGCCCCACAGATAAAGGTCAGCTGCACATCGTTACTTTCATAGTCGATACTTTCCAGCTTGGGACGTGATAGCTGGTTTCGGACCGCTATCACCACATTGATATCTATATCAGTGTTCCCTTGAACAAAGCCCCGATTAAACCCGTCGTCGCTCATGACCGGAACAGGACGGGCGTTTTTGTTCTGCCTTAAGCTTGCCGATTGCACATCGACAAGCCGAGTGCCGTTGACCGAAATAAAAGCGCGGTCTGCATATTTAGTCGACATAAAATCTCCCTCTTATAAAACGATGCTATCAAATTCGGTCGTGGCCTCTATGTTCCCTGCAACCACATGCAATCCAGGTATCACGTTGACAGGCGTCTTAAAGTCAAAACGGTGTCGATCGGAGCTGTTTCGCTCAACACTAAATTTCTTGGAAAGCTGGGTTACAGCTTGGAACATGCCCTGGCTCTCAAACTCTCTTGCCAAACGGATCGCCTCGGCTTTGATCTCTTGTGCGGCGGCCGAGCTGGCTTTGCGCTGCTTAAAGTCCGACTGGGCAAAGCGAGTGTAAAGCGTTTTGCGCCAGTAATAGAGGACTTGAAAATCCTGCACATCGTAATAGCTTTCCAGCTCCGGCGTTCCCGTCCCATCGGCCGAGAGCCTGGCTGTGACCGTTCTGACAAAGGCGACCTCGCCGTTGGGTTTGACCCAAAGAGGCGTCCAGCGTTTATCGAGCGCCGTCTCGGATTCGAGACCAGCGCCGACGGTAATGTGATCGCTATCGTTTTCGGGAGCTGTAATGCCCTTGATGGTCTCATCGTTAAGCGGGTTGAACGGCACCCCGTTGGCGGCCATCTTTGCAGCACAGGCGGCCGCAATCTCGCCCAGGCTGTAATCGGGCGAGCCCGTATCGGGTAGCCAGATCCCGCAAAGATACTCCGTATCAAAGGCTGTCAGGTTTGACGGATCAGCCACGTCCCGATTAGCACCCACGCCGATCGTGCCAAACTGGTTGTTTGATGTGCGTTGCGCGCCGCTCATCGTGGACGCCAGGCTTTTGAGTGTGTCTCTTTGATCGCTGTCGTTTTCGATATCGAAAGGCGTCACGAGAAATTCGGCTTTGACTTTTTTGATGGCAGTCTGGGCCGCGGTCGGGATATCTGTGGCATCGCTAGCGAGCACACACGCTTTAATCGACGGGTATGTGGTCCCGCCGGTGTTGGCCCGCACAGCTGCAAGGACCATCTCAGCCAGCTCCGAGCTAGCTCCGAATTTTGTTTCAACCTCGCCCGATGCAGAGCTGAGATTGCCATCGTTTGAGATCGCAACAACCGTGTTTTCGCCGGTCGATCCCGACGCCGCTCGGCCAATGATCAAGACCTCTTGCGTATCCGACGGCGTGCCGGTATCCGCTGCAAAGGTCAGCTCGATAGGTCGAGCCGGCGTTTTTTGAGAGCCAATGCTTGTCAAAGCCATGTTATATCCTTCCTTTAATCTTGATCCTGTTCGGATGTGAAAGTCACGTTGATATCGTCGTCGTCCTCAAGACCCTGGATCGTCGTTATAATCTCTCTCAGATCGCCGAGGGTCCGCTCAAACGGATCATCGACTGTTCGGTTATCGTCGACCAGATAGTCGTCCCATTCCCTGAGATCCAGCTTAAAATTAAGGCGGATCTGGGTGAGCGGCACAAGATCATCGCCGAATTGAAACGCCAGGCTTTTATCCACGTCAAACTCACGCCCCAGCTGATTAAGCCCTGGGATGCGCTCATCCAGGGCATTAAAAAACGCGGTCCGCCTAAACTGTTGTAAGAGCGCGTTGGATACGGTCGATGGGATCTGAGAAAGATCGGCGCGGCGGATCGAGGGCGGAAAGATCACATCGGCTAGCACATCGCCCTCGACAAACCAGCTTTCATAGGTCTTGACAAAGCGATCGTTATAGATCCGCAAAGCGGGCAGGTTTCTATAGCTATAGTCCATCCGCTTGGTGCCGTCGATACTCTCGCCGAACAGCTCTTTGAAAACCTCAACCTGGGAGATCTGATAGGCTATCTCAGCTGTCAAAAATTCGGCTGGGCCTGTGGCATACAGGTTTGTTTCCCGGCGCTCACGCCGCGAGGCCTCATCCACATCCGAATATTTTAGTTTATCAATCCTCTCGACCATTCATTATGCTCGCTATTTTGTTGGCTACCGCCTCGCGCAGCTCCAGATCATCTTGATCGTTCCAATCATCAAACGGCCTGGCCGGGATCTTGACCGAGGCCCTAAAGATCACGTTTTGATCGCGCTCGACCCCTGGCGCTGGCGAATACTTGATCTTTTTGGATTGCTTTCTGAGCCCCTTAGCCGTGTCTGTGGCGCTCTTTCCTGCGGGCAGCGGTATCTTGAGGGCTTTGGCTCGCACTGGTTTTAGAACGCCGCCAGGCATTTTCTCGGTGCCATCATTCATGAGCCGGGCATAGATCAGTTTGGTTCCGACCGTTATCGTATCCGAGCTAAAGCGAACGATCCCGTTGGGGCCGGACGTTCCCCTGGGATTGAAAGGGGCGATGGACTTTCTCAGCACACCCCGATCGCTTAGGATCTGGCCGTTGCGTAGTTTAAGCGGTTTCCAGCCGGGGCGGCCATTATGCGATCCCTCGCTGTCGAATAGCTCGCCCCGGTTTGTCTGGACCATAGCCGCGATAAAGCGGTTCAGATCGTCACGGCGACGTTTGATCTGACCCGCATAATCAGGAAAACTCATTTTAATCTTGACCGTCACAGCTCATCCAGCTCCGCGTTCCAAAAGGTTTCCGAGGGATCATTGACCTGGCCGGCGGGATATCCACCGTCGCCTTGCGATGTGGTTAAGACCTGGCCCATAAAGCCATCGTCGGCCTCGGCATTATGCCAGGCCAGCTCCAGCCCAGGCAGCGGCGGATATAGATATCCCTGGCCGTCGCTAGCCCCGTCTTTACGCTTTGCTAAAAGCCTATCGTGTGAGCGATCATAGCGCTTTTTGAGAGACTTGTAATAGTTTTCGGCGTTAGTCGTCGAGCCAGAGCCAAAATCATAGTCGAGGATCAGCATGACCGAGGCCATCTCGCACATGTTTTTTAAGACCTGCTTTGTTGGCCGATCGGGCAGATCATCAAAGTCGCCACCGCCCACAGGCCGGAAAGGGACCTCATAGCGAGGCGAGAGGTCAAACTCAACATCGCCCTCGGCCTGGTCGATCAAACGTTTGGCCAGGCCGAGGTTCATTTCGTTTTCGTTATCCTCATCGTCGGTAAAGCGGACTTTGCCGATAAGACGCTGGCGAACAGCGTCAAAGCTTACATAGCGACCCATGGCCTCAATCCTTATTCACACGCTCAGCCCTAAAAAACCGATGCCGGATGCTTTCGGCCTCGGGCCGCTCGCCGGAAAACGCAAAAGGCCCCTGCATCGGCCGATCGCAAAACTCTCTTGCCTCAGCCTCGGTCGCCTCAACCTCATGACCGGGTTTGACGACCTTGCCACCGATGAGACAGGGATAGTTTGTCTTGATCAAGACTTTGCCCGCCTGTGGTTTGACCATGCGCTTTTTGTTTTTGACAGGGGCCTCGGTTTGATCTTGGACAGCTGTGCCCTGCTCTTGGTTTTCCATCTTGATACTCCTTAAATAATCGGTTTCGAAAAAAAGACGGGATCAAATGATCCCGTCTCATGGTCTTACGATCCTGTGGTCGTCACATCCGCTGTGAGCACATCGAAAGCGCGGTCCAGCTTAACGCCACCATACACACCGCCGACGATATCAACGTACGGGTTTTTCGGCCCGCCCTGGGTGCCGACCTGGGTGTTATCGTCGATCAAAAGAAACTTGCCATAGCCCGGATTTTCGATTGTGCCGGTCGCCAGGTGCAAGCCCTGGACAAATTCGCCGATCTGCTGATTGCCGGGCAGCTGGGTTTGAAAAAAGATCTTGCCGTCGTCAATGAAATACTGAGCATCTGAGACGGTGATCTTGCCGTTGCTATCGACGCTCTCGGTTTGATACCAGCCGTCATAAACGTCGATCTCAGGCAAGCCTGGGATCAAAAACTGCATGATCCGGTTGATATCGTAGCTACCGATGGCCGGGTTCGCGCCGTAGCTCGAAAGATACGTCTGAGTGTTGTTGTTATCTAAGATCCAGCGAGCCGTATTCGGGTTCATTACGATCTTGGTGACTTTGTACTTGCGAAACGCATCCAAGCCACCCATGAGCCAGTAGCGCATATCGCGGACCGGATCGGCGCTGTCGTTTTCGTTATCACCGCTATTCCAGATCGTGGAGATCGGGTAAGCGGTATGATCGGCTGGGATACCAAACGAGATGGTTTTTCCAAGCCAGGAAAAACCACCGTCAAAGATACAGTCCCAACGCTGTTTTTCGATCCGCGCCTCAATCCGGCGGTTGAGCCGGTCGATATCGCGGTCGATGTAGCTTTGTACACCGCGTACATTCCGGCCATTGGCTCCCAGCTCACGCAGATACAAGATGCGCTCCTCATCGTAGTGGATCGCCTCTTTGTACTGCGGCGCAGTGTATTCCTGCACACGTGTGCCAAAGGTTTGAATGTATTTCGGGTTCGTTCCGACGCGGTGCTCCTCGGTCAAACCGCCGGTCGCCTCAATCACTTCTGTCCGTATCCGTTGCACGGGCAAAGCCACAGACGGCAGATACTGAGCCCCGCGGTATGTGGTCGGATCGTTTACGATCTCTTGGATCACTTTCTGGATCGTTTCGGTGTATTCATTGGTAAGAAACTCTTGCATCTTTATTCCCTCTAAAAAAATTTATGTTTATCGCGTATGAAAAAAGACGGTGTTGTTTCCCTAGAAATACACCAGTGTCGTTCCGCTTGCGTCGGTGATCTCGCGGCCGTTGAGATCGGTTTTCGCATCGCTGTCCCAGTCGATCAGATTATCTTTGTAAACAGCACAGCCACCAAAGATACCGACCGCTGTGGTCGATCCGGTCGAGCCGGTTCCATCAAAGTCGCCTGTTGCAGCGCTTTTTAAAAGAATACAAGCGGCCGTGTCGATACCCGACGACCCACCGCTTTCGTATTTTTGAAACCAGCCATCGGACGTATTTCGGCCCAGCGTTTGGCCGGCAACATAGCCATCGCTATCATAGCGTAAGCGGACCGGCAGGAGCACAGCGCTGGCTCGGTTTGTCGCAAGCACAAGCGGATTGTCTTTGCGGAAGATCTCAGAGTTAAAACTTAGGTCGATACCACTCATAATTTACCTCTTTAAAAAACGTTATATAAACATTCCCCATGTTTTCAAAAAAGCCGGCTAGCTATCTATGAGATCATCCGCCAGGCCGCATACCTCATTAAACTGTTTTTCGAGACTTTCAACCGACGTGGATAGGCGTTTGATCTCATCCTCGTTCGAGCGCGTATCAAATTCGCCACCGGCAAGCCGGACGTTTTTGAGAAAGGTCGAAAGCCTGGCCTTAAGACCGTCAAGATCACCGTCGTCGATCTTTTTGCAAAGAGCGGCGTATTCGGTTTCGACCTCTTTCGTATCGACCTGGGCGGTTTCCGCCGCTGCCGATCCGTTTGTCATTGGCTCATCGCCCGGCTCTGGAACATCTTTGACCGTGTGGGCCAGTGTGCTCATGTTCCGGCGCGTCTCGTATTCGAGCCGGCTCATGCGTTTCTTTTTATGGACCTCGGACAGCGAATCTGCATTAGTCGTTCCGACCATACCGACCAGGACTGTCGGTTCCCTCGCCTCGTAGGTCTTAAGGACCTCATCGACGACCTCATCGGATTTTTTTGCCATATCGTCGATGGACAGCTTTTTAATCTCGGCCGGTGTGATTTTGGCCTCAGCTTTTAAAGCTGACAGACGCGAGAGGATCTTTGTTTTACGCGATGCAAGCCGGGCCTCGCCCAGAGTATCGGCAAAGCTTTTTTTGATCGAGGATAGGCGGTTTTTGGCCATCCGTTTGACGTTTGATCCGCCTGATCCCTGCCCCATCTTTTTGTTTTTGTTTTTGAGATCAATGTTGACGGTATCGCTATCGTCGTCGTCCTCTTTTTTCTCTTTTTTATCGTCTTTACTGTCACCATTGCCCTCTGTTTTCTCATCTGAGCCGTCGGCCATATCCTTTTTGTCGTCGTCTTCCTTTCCGCTCATATCCTTTTTGTCGTCGTCGTCGCCACCGTCCTGCATCTTTGCCTTAGCCTTTTTAGCCAGATCTTTCATGGCCTCATCGTCCATGGCTTTCAGCTTTTTTTCGGCCGCCTCATCGCTCATGTTTTCATATTCCATGAGATACTTTTTGAGCTGTTCACGGTTCATTTTTTGACCTTTCCTTTGATTATTTGTCGATAGGTTATCGCTTTTAGGGCCACGGCGAGAAAGCAAAGAGGCGTATTCGGCCGCCGGAAAGGGCGTGACGCTCAGCTCGGCAAGCCTGCCGCTTTCGAGATCAGCACCGATAGAAAGATGGCACCAACGGCCATCTTGAACGCACGCTATGTTTTCAGCACCGAGAAACCGCGGATAGCCATAGACGGCTTTGACGACCTCGCCGGTTTCCAGCGTGTAATCGTCGATAAAAAGCCGACCCATGACACGGCCCACGGTGTCTTTACTTGACACTGAATGATCCAGCTGGATTGGGGGATAGGCGTAAGATGGGATATCATCGTGCTGTTGGGAAAGTCTTTCCAGGCGAGTATTATGGCTTTCGACAAGCCTTTCGAGCGTGGTTTCGGATATCTCAACAGGGCCATCCAGTGATTCAAATTCGCCAGTGTAAACTAAAACCGATAATCTATCCAGATATGGAGCGGCACTACCATCGACCGTTTTTGCCGGCGCATCGCTGGGGCCGGGATCTAATAAAGGATTGCGTAATTGGACTTTCATGTTTAATCGTTCCTTTTATCTGTTCCGCGGTATCCATTCAGCCGGCAAAGGCTCAGGTGTTCGGTTGCGACGCTGGCGCGATGTATGATCTATAATCCGAGCGTGTCGAGGATTAAGACGAGACAGCGGCAAAATCTCGCTGCGGCAATTCCAATGAATCGGTGGAGTCTCTTGCTTAAGCAGCGGATCATCCTTTTTATACACGAGCCCCTGCCGTGAATTGCACCATTGGGTCGTTCTAAAATCTCTGATGGCCATAAACAAATAATGGGTGATATCGTCACTTTTATCATATATTTCGCGCCGGCTTTTGTTATAGTAATAGGTTGTTTCCGTCTCAGTGATCATCTTAGCACGAGAAAAAACCACATCGGCCTGTCTCATCACTTGACCTATCACTTCACGGCGCGTGCCTATCGAGCCCTCACGAAAATCCTCACCATAGCGTATCCAAAGCTTTTGCAACCTGGCAAAGAAAGCGCGTTTGATCCTGTTGGCAATGGACTGTTGCCTGGGCGGCAGGACGCCTTTTGATCTCCACTCATCGTAAACACGGCGCAGCTCGGCAAGGTTTGCCGGTATCTTTGCCGACGGTGGACGGGCCAGGCGTTTTTCAGTGATCGGGCTTAGCCGTTGGGCGGACTTGATACCCTCGCCCATCACCGCCAGGCTGTGCTGTAAAACAAACTCATCAAAGCTGACCCAAGACCAGTCCATGTTGCCTGTGATCTCGGCGTCGGCTGTGACGCGCTCCACGATCCGATCGAATTTTTTACGCAGGTTTCTGACCCAGCGCTGTTCGATCGTCTCTTGTCTTTGCGTAAGCGAAACGATCGTTTTGGCCTCGGTATCACCGAACAGCTCGAAAATATTTTTTATCGCAACCCGATCTAAAGCCATCTATCGTATTACCACGTGTATTACAGCGAATGTGGAGATCATTATGCCAAAGCTAAACCTCGGTTGTGGATCGTGCCCGATCCCTGGCTGGTACAACTACGATATAGAGCCAGGTGAGGGCCGGCTTGTGTTCGATCTGACAAACGATCTACCTCATCAAAGCGCGACTGTGGACTGTGTTTATAGTGAGCACTTTATCGAACACCTGACACGCCGGCAAGGCCAAAAGCTTTTGGCCGAGAGCTATCGTGTGCTCAAACCCTCTGGTGTAATACGCATCTCAACCCCGGATCTCGGTGCGCTGATCCGCGATTATACCGACCATAGACTGGATAGATGGGCTGATATGGGCTGGCAACCGAAAAGCGTCTGCCAGCTGGTCAATGAGGGCATGAGAAGGTGGGGCCATCTGTTTCTTTACGATCAGGCGGAGCTGAATGAGGCGCTGCAGATGGCCGGCTTTTGTCTGATTAGGCGGTGTGTGCCCGATAGATCCGGCCACGATATCTTATCAGGTCTTGAGACAAGACCCGATCATAGCGATCTGATACTTGAAGGAACAAAGCCATGAAAAAAACACATCTGATAATCGGCAGGGGCAATTTAGGCTGGGACCTACAAGATACGATAACCCAATACACCGACGACCGTATCCTGCTTTTATCGCGCTCGCTCGGCACCGATGCGGCCAACGGTGCCCAGCTCCTTGAGGATCTGCGCGGCGAACATTTCGACACGGTTTGGTATTGTGTTGGCTATGGGTCGGTGCAAGAAGCCAAAGATCAGCCGCTCAGATCGCGGGTGATCCACGTCTCGACCCCGCTGCTTTTAGCCAGGGCTTTGCCCGAGCATATCCGGCTGGTGTTTTTTAGCTCTGACTATGCGGCCGATGAGGTCAACCCCAGCCGGGTCGATCTGCAAGCTGCGCCCCCGCGCTCAAAATACGCTCAGATCAAGATAGATCTGGAAACAGAGATCGCCAGGCTCGACCGGCCGAACACCGCTGTAATCCGCGTCGGCTCACTGTATGGAGCGCACAAGCCAGCCGGCACCTTTCCAGGAAAGATCTTAAAAAACTGTCTTGGATCGCGCCACGTCCTGCGACTGCCCTCAAACTACGTGACACCCACGCCCACGCCCTGGCTTGCGCGGGTGCTCATAGCCAATGAAAGGCGGCTGTTTAGTCCCGACGGTGCCCGCCGGCATCACTGTGCGCCCGAGGGTAATGTGAGCATAATCGACTGGGCGAAAATAATCTTGAGCGGGCTCGTTTCGCCCAAGCGTTTTCACAGGCAGCGGTTTTTTGACCAGGAACGACCCGCGTTTTCACATCTTAAAACCAGCTTTATTGACCTGGACTGGCACTGGTATCGGTTGTGGCAGGCGTACTACAAAAGCGCAGACTATATGCCTGTCGATATAACTGAGCCAGCTATGCACGACTGACCGAGAATAGCATATATGAGCGCTAGAAAGGCTGGCTTTTAGCGCTCTCGCCGGGCGGTTTTTGGGGCTAGTGTACTACGGGCCGTATTACGCCGAGGGCTTATCAGCCAACATTTTGCGGTGGGCATGATCGAGAAAAAGCCGCAATGTTGGCACTGGCACCGACAGGCATCCACCGGGATCTGTTTTGCCGATAGATAGCTCATCGTGACCGAACACGTTATAAGGCTTAAAGACGTGTGGGTTGTTCAAACTAAGCCAGATCAAAAGGCGAACGAGGCTTTTTTCCTGCTCCGTTGAATACGCCTCATAAAAACCCGAATTTTGATAATACTCGCCTTTCACGTGGCGGACTTTCGAATCCTCTATTGCATCGCCCCACCATGACCGATACTCTGTCTTTATCGCATCCAGCTTGCCCGCCGATGTAATTTCGATCCCGACCAGCTTTGAGTTAAGAGACTTTCCGAGACGCTTGTGATAGCTTTGGCCCACATGCCAGCCCCAACGATCCAGCGAAAACCCTTGATAGACCTTGCCATCCAGGTCGATTAGAAAATACGTGTATTCGCGTTTGAGGGCCGTCTCATAGGCGCTCATTCCGTGTTGGCCCGCGGTGTAATGGATCACAGCGCCAGCGGGATAGCCGGCCGTATACATGCCTTTGGTGGCCATGGGTCGGCCGGGATTGATTGCCCAGGGGCAAAAAAGTTTTCGCGCATTATACCAGGACACAAGCCCCCCAAAGCCATCCGCTAAAGAGATACCTCTCATAATTGCATCGCGAACATACATCGGCCCACTCCCAGCTATGGATGATAGGCCGATGGTAGCGTCTTTTTGATGTAATTGAAAGTTAAGGCTCGGCCGGCGGGAACTGGTTCGGCCATTCTTTGCGGGCTTGGGGCTCAGGCGGCTCGGGTTCTATCACTCCAAAATAGGTCAAGACCCCATACATGAGCACATAAACCAGAACAGCCGAGCTGATCAGAAGGATGATCGCACCGACCTTCTCGGCCCATGTTTTTCCTATATATCGCATAGTATCCACATTGCGAGTGACAGCATTAGGATAAATCCACCGAGCCCCAAAAAAAACTTTAGATCCTCATTATCCATGGGTTTGATCAACCTTGATCGCATCGGTATCAAACGGATAATGAGGGGCCAGGGCAATCGAGGCGTTGGCTTGCATTACGGCCTCACGGATCGAACGGATGGCAGCTGATCTGTCAGCACAAGACGGACAGTTTTCGAGCACCGTTCGACAAAACAATTTTGCGGCCTCACGGACCGCCTGATAATGTTTTATACGACGATCGTCGTCGTGATAGCTAAACACGTTATCGAGATCGTCCAGCGTCACGCGATTAGATGGGTGTGGATTCATTTTTACTACCTATCTTGTTCTAGTTTAAAATATTCGTTTTTGAATTTTTTCCATCTATTAAAGGTATCTTGATCCAGCTTACTCTCATCTCCATTGACCATAAACAAAGCTTTGGCAAGATCGTCGGGTATCGAGTGGAACGGAATGTATGGCTGTTCCATGAGAGCGGCTGATCCTTTGCCAAAATCTTTTTTATTCCAGGGCTGAAAATCCGCAATCTGACCGAGATCAGGAAACACACCCTCAAAGCATATCGCCCGATCGTCGATTGTCAAAAACGCGGCCGGTTTTTCTTTAGGAAACTGGATCTGGTCCACGTAATGAGCGGTTAAGCCCTGATCATAGAGCCAATGGATCATTGCCAGGATTCCCTGTTGATATTTTGAGCGTGAGCTATAGATACACACCGAAAACCGCTCATCGTCGATCAGCTTTTTGAGCCATTCAATGGCCCCAGGCACCGGCGGATCGGCTATCTGATCAACCCCTTGCCAGCCGCTCTCATAGCTATGCAGCACACCGTCAAAGTCCACAAGTATCGTTTTAGCCATTCTTACCTTCCCAAAAGTTATCTTTACCAAACCAGCGCACAGCTTTGTAGTAAGCCCAGGCTTTGGCCTTGCGCATCCCGCGGATAAACCAGCTGCCGCCGGTTTTGTCAATGAGATGGAGCATATTCTCATAAAAGATCCGATCGGCATAGCGCCTATCCTGCTCGCTATCGCCGGTTCGATACTGCCAATCATGGATACAACAGGCTTGCTTTATAGAACAGCCAAAAAGATCATCGGGAACAAAGTCAACCCCGACGCGCCGCATAAACTGATCCGGGCCACATGTGCATGGCACCGGCCGCTCATATCCCTTTGGTATAATCAAACTCATAGCACCCTCGCCGCAATGGATAGATAGTTTCTATCATTATAATGCAAGGGCTTGCCTTTTTATGCGGCAGATGCCAGTAAAAAGGAATCATTTCAAACCGCGATTAAGGGAGTATCTTTATGCGGATTTTTATCGTTTCTTTATGTGCCATGTTTCTCGGACAGCCGGGCTATGCCGGCTTGTGTGTCGATCCAGCCGATAGGGCTTTCGAATGTGGCGACAAAAGCGAGGTCGATGATGTGGTTTTCGTTCGCGTCAAAAACGACGACGATCATTATCTTTACTTTGAGACCCTTGAGGATATGCTCAAATTTCGCGAGATCGGCCTCACGCCACCGCCCAATTATCATCCCGATCACGGCAGCGTTAACGACGATCACGTACCCGATGGGGGCGTCCAGATCCTATCTTTGGGCGAGCTGATCAAAAAGGGCTCAAAAGATCCCGAGGTCTTTACCGAGTATCGTAAGAAAAAAGGAAAGGGCGGTATGGTCCTGGCGATGATCGAGGGAGCTGCCAAAGGCGCTGGGGCGTTTGTCGACGGCGCTCGCCAGATGGCTGTTGACGCTGGTTATACCGAAATGAAGATGGTCCTTGAAAACAAAGACGGGGGCGAGCTGGAGATCACCTGGGATCTTGAGAAAGACGATATCAGTTTGGAGATCAAAAGCCCTGAGACAGTCGCTAAAGAGAAAGCCAAAGCCAAAGAGGGCCAACAGTCCGGCGGCGGCGGCGCTAGCGTCAACCCCAACATCAATGCCCGAGATCCCTACGCTCTGGCGCGGATTATCAGTGATCGCAACAGATCGCTACCCTATGGCACGATAACGATCATTGATCATGATCGCGCAATGCAAAAGTATCACAACTAAAACATCTCCGAGCCGATCGAGGGCTTAGTCCTCTCGATCGGTGTTTCGCGCGCCTCAAAGCCGATTTTCTCGCGGATGTTGTTTAGATCGCTCAGATCGTTCATATCCACAGCGCCCCAATTCACAGCCCTCTCGATTGCGGCCATCTCTTTTTCGATCTCATCCACCGATAGCTCTCGCTTGGTAAAATCACCGAGCCCATCTTTTTTCCAAGCGCTCTCGGGAAAATTAAGCTTAAGCATCCGCTCGACAAGCTGTAAGCGGAGGGTCTGAGAGACGCCGGAGTTCATGCCGTCGAGGATCTTATTAAAGGTCTTTGCGTGTTCCTGGCCCAGCGAATAGCTACCTGTGCCATCGCCGTTGCCAAAGATAAGAGACGGCACGAGCATCGCCCGCATGAGGGATTTATTACACAGGTCGATTGCGGCCATAAAGTCCGTGGCGTTTGAGGCCTGGGGAACAAAGTCCGTATCAAAGACCTGGCCCTTTTTGCCAGGCAAAACGATCGTCGTGTCATTATGGATGTTTCGGAAAGCCCCCTGGGCCGCTTTGTCGGCGCGGATACCGCCGCCCCTGGCACCGCGCTGGACGGCGTTTTTCGACTGTTTCGAGCTGTCAATCATCGTCGTATTAGGATCGGCATAGACGATAGTAAGAGGCGTCCCTTTGCGATCGAGAGCGATCGAGAGCATCTGCAGGAACGCATCTTTCATAACCCACCACTTGTAAGCGCGCCGCAAAAGAGAGCGCCCGTAGGGATTGCCAAACCGGCCCTGGGCGTCAAAAGCGTAGTGGATACACTTTGCGATCGGTATGCGCAGGGCCATGTAGTTCCATTGGTTTGAGATGCGGATCGGAAACTCATAATCGCCCAGCTTTGCGAGCGGGTCGGGTCGATACTTGCGGTTTGTCGATGAGCTGGAAAACCCGTAAAGAAGGGATCTGGCAAAATTCGACGGGCTCGGCATGTAATTACGCTGATACTGCAGGATACCGTCGGCTGTCAGCTCGCCGGTCCTCTCGGTCTCAAACATGATCGTCGACGGTGGCAAGCTGACAAGCTTTCGCGGTATAAAGCCCAGCTGATCATCGTTGCCCCAGACCATCTCTTGCACACTAAAGCCCGACCAGGTCGCCCCAAGCATCTCTTTGAGACTGTTATGAAAGCCGCCCTGGATCTTATCGAGCGCGGCGGCCATCCATTGGGTTATCTCATCCGAGGGATGCTGATAGTATCCCAGGCGAGCTGCTAAACATGTTGTAAGAAAGTCCACCGAGCTGCCGATCGTGTCGTCGGTATCCACCATTCTTTTAAACGTCTCGACCGATACCGTCGATGGGTTTTGCACGAATTTATGAAAGCTGGAAAACAGCGTCGGAATGGGCGTTCCGCGCTGGATGATCAGATCCTCTAGTCCCTTTACCTCGGCGTGTCGATTATAAAGCGTTTCGTCAACGGTATCCATTTCACTGTTCGGCATGGCTTTCATATCCTTTCAAGTATTTTTCGCGATACTCATCCACCGTCGGCAACAGCCGATCCTTTTGCGATAGGGTCGGGATCATCCGGTCGGGCCACAGATGCGATAGGCGCTCATCTTTGTAATTAATGCCACCGTCGCTATCAGGGTCATAGGTCGTCGTGCAACCGTAATGGACGACCGCAAATTGCGACAGCGTGACAAAGCCATGAGCACAGCCCGGCGGGCAGTAAAGGGTTCTGAGGCTTTTAAAATCCAGCTCAAAAGAAAACCCCTGCAGATAGGTCGAGCTATCCGGCCTTAAATCAAAAATCACGTCATGGATAATACCATAAAGACAAGTAATCAGCTTGCCCTGGGGGCGATCACGTTGCAGGTGCATACCCCGCAAGGTGCCACCATAGCTAAAGCTGTGGTTTTCCTGCATGCACACCGGAAAGACTTTATGATTATCGTGGCGGAACAGCTCGCAAAAATCTCCGCGATCATCCCGATGCACTGGCCTTTTAATAAGAAATGCGCCCTCAACCTCATCTATCTCGGTCTTTTTGAATTTCGATTCGCTCATAGCTCGCTTTCCATGTAGTGTTCGATTGTCGTATCAAGGTTTTTATCAAAGCCAGCTGTGTCAGGCGACCAGCCGAGCGTTTTGATCAGAGTATTATCGACCTCGTATTTAAGATCATCTTTGGGCCTGGCGTCCTGCCAGTCGATCTTAAGATGGATCTTTTTGTCGATCTTTTTTTGCAACCGATCAGCGATCCGGCGGACGATCTCGGTATTCATGAGCGGCATCTCGCCGCCCACCACATAGCGCTCGCCGGTAAAGCCCTTAAGATAGATATCTATGATCGCCCGACAACAGTCGCCCACATACAGCCAGTCGCGGATCTGATCGCCAGGCTGATAAAGCCTGACCGGCAGATCGCGCAAAAGGCGCATAATCGTTTGAGGGATCAGTTTTTCCTCATGTTGGTTTGGCCCAAAATTATTCGAACAGTTTATCACTGTCACCGGCAGATCGTAGGTATGATAATAGGCAAAGGCAATCAGATCGGCCGAGGCCTTTGATGCCGCATAGGGCGAGCGGGGCTGGATCTGGGAATATTCGGTAAAGATCTTATCCGAGCCGCGCTCGATCTCGCCGAAAACCTCATCGGTCGATATGTAATAAAAGCCTTTCTCGGGATCGCTACCGTGCAGATAACGCCATTCTTCTAAAAGGGTCCAGGTGCCTAGCGTGTTAGTCAGGATAAAATCTTTCGGCCCAGTGATCGAGCGGCAGACGTGGCTTTCCGCTGCGAAATGAAACATCTGATCGGGCTTGTGTTTATGCAGGGCTCTGGAGATGGCCAGCTGATCACAGATATCGACCAGCTCGAATTTATGCTCGATCCCGGAGATGTATTCGGGCCTTGCGGCATAGGTCAGTCTGTCAAAGACGACGATCTTATCGTCGGGAAACACCGAGCGCCACGCCGGTATAAAATTTGAGCCGATAAACCCGTATCCGCCAGTCACGCCGATAGTACGCATATCAATCCCCTTTGTCGCTTCTGTTTACTCGATTAAGCCATAGCTTTGACGTACTGTCGATTCATTTGATTCGATGATCCGCGCCCGACGACCTGGCGGGAACAGCTTAAAGACGGCATAGCCCGCGCCGTCGGTGGCGTGTGTGCGATCGTGATCGCCACAGTCGTCCAGCTTTGCCCGGCCGGCGTCGGTCGTTTTTTTCCAGCCCACGATCTTAAGATCGCCATCAAAGTAAAGACAGCGGTTCGGGTTATAGGTCTGTCGGATCTCGCCCATAGCGTTTTTAAACAGCGCGTTCATGTTTTCAACCCGGTTTTTCACACGCGGGTTTTGGTTATCGTCGTCTTGAAAATAATCAATCGTAAACTCCGCCTGGTGCTCATCGAGGACCTGGGCGATCTGATCGTAATCTGTTTTACCGGCATTGGATGTGGTTCCCTGGCCCCCGGACACATCGCCGAAGATCCGATAGAAAAACCCTGGATACTGGTTTAAAAGCTTAAAGGTCATCTCTTGGGTCGATAGCTCGACACCGGACAGCTCATCAAACCAATGGATACAATCGCCGTAAAACGTCTGTCCGTCGCCCGAAAAAATCTCTGGACCGATCTGGCCTATCATCCAGACAAAAGGTGCCGGCGAATAATTAAAGTCACAGCCGATAATGAGGGGGCGCTCAGGCTTGGGCTTGTGATCACCCCAGGGGGCGCGGCGTTTCCGGTTTTTGGCCCCGGCCGCATAATAGGCTTTGCCACCTGTAACATTGACGTGTTTTGCCCACAGCTCTTGTTGGGCTAGTAGCTCCGAATACGAGCGGAGCATCGTGTTATAATACAGCTCCGAGATGATCCCGAGATCCAAGCTTGCCCGCGTCGGAATGTGCATGGACCCATACATGAGATCATTTTTTTTTGCGCCTTTGACAAAGCGCTTAAAAGACCAGTCCTCGCCGTTTGTCGTCGTCGTGATGATCCCTTTGGCATAATCGGCCGTTTCACGCATCCTGGAAAGGATCACGTCATGGGTCGTCTCCGGCGTGTCCCTGGTCTCATCGAGCCAATACCAGCTAAACTGAACGCCCCGGAGCGGGTTCTCATCGGATAACACGCGCGTGAAAATGAGTGTGCATTTTTTGGTTTTCGGGTTCCTGACGACGACCGTGTTCCGATACATCTTAAGCTTGGGAACACCGTCCCAGGTGCGGGGCGGTTTTTTATCGACGATATATTCGAGCCCATACACATCGAGCCAATAAAAAAACTCCCGCAAGCTTGCTTGCGAGAGCTGATCGTAAGTGTTCGCGCCGATAAAGCCTGTCATGTGCGGATAATGACAGATATGAAAAATCGCAAAATGCGATCCGGTAAAGCTTTTGCCCGCTGCAACCCCGCCATAAAAAGCAAAGTGATTAAAAGGGTTGTTTACGGCCGCGTACTGCCACGGCGCTAGCGAGATCTGCGGCATAGGCGTCTAGTATTCAATCACCTGATCATCCTCATCCTCATCCTCATCGTCGTCCATGTAAGCGGCGTAATCATGAGGCGAGCTGGGTTGATCATACCATTTTCCAAGCAATTCTTTTGCGGTCTTGGTGTTGTACTGCTTGCCGATGATCTCCACCTGCCAAACCTGGCTGTTGGTATCGGCCAGCTCGTTTTCAAACTGTTCGGTTTGATGATCCGCCAGGCGGAACGACCAATTGTTGATCATGAGGGCCTTGTGCTTGGATTCGGTTATCATCTTAAGAGCCATCGAGACTTTCAAGATCTCCGAGGTCTTGACCTGCTCAAATTCGCTCATGTGGCCGACGACACCTTGCGCCCTTGCCATCTCATCTCGGCGAATTTTGCCGAGCATCGTGTTGATCCTGTGCTTTAAGATCGTGTGCAGCGCGTCATGGGTCTGTGGATACTCCTCAAGGGTTTGGAGCACACTCTCATGCCAGCGTGTTTTTGACTTAAAGATCATACCCGCCAGGGCCTCGGCCTGTTCTGAGCCGATCACCTGCTTTTTTTCTTTAGTCCAGTCGCCCACCGGATAAGCGCGGGTCGTCTGTTGCACCGGCCAGCCGTTGCTTTTGGCAAAAGATGGCCAGTCAACATGATCCGATTGCATAAACATTTCCCGCGCTGTCTCAGCCGAGGGATAGGTTCGTTTAGTCGTTTGTTTCTTTGTCGTCTGTTTTTTTCGGGTGCTCGTTTTAGCTTTGCTGCTTTTGGTTTTTGTCTGTTTCGCTTTGGCCATCGCTTGCCTCGTTTTTCATTCGTTCAAGATAGCGCGGCAGGTCTGTGCTGCCCGCATAGTCGACGACAAGGCTGATAACACACGATCGGATATAAGCCGATAGTGTCGTGGCGTTCTGCGCACAGATCCGCTCAGCTAGCGCTTTGTAGCTGGGCGGCAGGCGTGTGGATGTGACAATCGAGCGCTGTGGCGTCATGGGCTCTGCAAGCTGCGAGGCGCTTAAAGCCTCATGTATGTCTGTCGGACGTAGATGCTGCATGATATCTCCACCTTTGGCTGTAATACGGCCAGCCTAGCACATTAAAAATACTGTTCGCTAATAGAAAGTTTTCCTTCGAGCTGAATGATCGTCCGGCCCTCGCTGTCGTCCCAGCGAATTTCAAGGTTTCTCTCATCGCCCGGATCAAAGCCCGACGACTGGCCTTTGGCATAATCGAATTTCAGCTCGCCGCGATCTGAGCTGGAAAGCGTGCCATCCAGGGTGATGGGATCAGAGCCCGTTGCAGCTTTGAGATAGCCTGTGGCGGCTGAGAAACCGTCAAAGCTATAGATCTCATCGGGCTCGGATTTGTAATAGACCCGCACCGTGATAAAGCCGTCCATACCCTGGACAATCTTGGGTGTGCGTTGGTTGACGATCTTTGCCACCAGACCCTTTGTTTCTATCGGCATAGCTATCTTCCTTTCATTGGAGTGAGCCGCCCATTAGATCCTCGATCAGAGCGATCCGGGCCTCATTGACTTTGGTAAGCGCCAGGCAATCGCGGATGTATTCGCGCGCCTCAAAAACCATTTTAGCCCGCTCGTATTCGCCTTGCATGATCGCAATCAGTTTTTCCTGATAATCCTGGGGGCCAGTGTAATTTATTATACCTGGCCTCTGCCATTCCGGCCAATTGGGCGCTAGGCAGATCCCGCCCCCGTGGACCGCCTCAATCCAAGCAATGTTCGATTTGGCTCGGTTGAATGAGCTATCGTTAAGCGGCACCTGCATCGCCGTGGGTCGGATGAGTGTGAGCAGCTTAAAATATTCGATCGGGTCGATAGATTCGGTGACGACGATATTTTCGCGCTTTTTTGCATCGTCCAGGATCTCGATCGTGTACCAAAAAGGATTGCCGATAAAATTAAAGGTCCATTCCTGGTTGCGGATCAGGGCCTCACGCATCGCCGGTGTGTATTCGGCCATATCTTTGTCGTGAGTGTCCGAGCCGCGCCAGCATATCAGCTGGTTCGCTGGATCTTTGGGATTGATCGCATCAAAGCGAAACAGCGTATTATCATAGGCGTTCGGGATTACGCTTACCTTGCCGGTATCCAGGATTGCATGCTCTGGGATATCTTGATCGTCGTCGTTTTTTTTAAAGGTCTTTATCAGGTCGATCACGTTTTGCTTAAGCTGTTCGGTTGAGACAGTCACCCGATGAGCTAGCAAAAGAGCGTGGGTCACATTATTTTGGATCTCTTTTTTCGAATAGAATTTATGGGTCCGGTTCGAGTAAGGAACGTTATAAAGATCATCGTCGTAATCGACCCAAAGCGGTTTTTCATTGGCCCTGGCGATATCAATGATCAACCTATGGTTTTGCGTGAAGGGTCTTTGCATAAAGACCGCATCGGCCCATTTCATAGTCGCCCAGTTTACGTCATTCCCAGGCATGATACTAAAGTCTTTAAGCTTTGACTTAAGCGTTCCAATGGGGCCAACAGCGCGATAAAAGCTTGTCGCATCGGTGATCGAGGGCACATACATCGCCAGTGTTTTCATTCGGATCTCCACATTAAAAAACATTTTCTTTTAGCTGCGAATTTTTTCTCTCATATTCGCGGCCGTCCTCAAAGCCACGATCAAAGCAGAGCTGTCGATAAAACAAAAAAACGATGCAAAAGACGGTGCAGACAAGCACATTCGGCAACGTCAAACGAAACTCGCAGATCAGGAAAGCCAAAAGCAAGGTCAAAGAGGCTATAATACACACGTCCGGCCAGGCCATTGAATTTCGGTTGCGCATCGGTTTTTCGATATCCATTAAGATGATCTGATATGGTAGGACTGTAGCGCGGTTAGCCAAAAAACGCCACGATCAAAGATAAAAGCAAGCATCTTTGACCGCGGCACAGACTGTGTGGAGTATCATGCCTTGCAACAGCTTTTAGTTTATCACGGATCTATCGGTCGGATAGGTCTTCGGTCTTTTATCTCGGATCAGCTTTACGAGCTGGGAATAGACCCTCTCAAAGCGCGCTTTGTCTTGATCGAATACATCAACGGTCGAGGTGGAGTAATCACGGTCCTGGGGCTTAAAGAGAGATTTAAGAAAACGCCGCCTGAGCCATTACCCGACGGCTATATCATCTCAAACATCCACACGGGTTCACTTAGGCGGATCAGTAAAGCCATGATAGGCATATCTGTCGTCAAGTCAAGGTGGAGCGTTTTGGTAGGTCTTGAAAAAATGATCAAACTGACTGCCCGTTTTTTGAGCACATTCGGGACAGTCAGTCGACACCGTATTCCGCAGATCCCTTCTTAAAAACCTGCAGACCGACCTTATCGCCGCTGTCAGTATTAAGCGAGACAAAATTGCATTTTGCGGAAAAAAGAAAAAGCCCCTAAGAATAAGGGGCTTTTGAACAAGAATACGTGAGTAAAACGATGCTTTCAAACTGGGTAAAAAGAAAAAACAGGGCCGCGCATGACCCAGTTTTTTTGTTACCCACATCAAGTTTTGGCTTGATGCTTTTTTCCACATTTAAAAACCCCCACTACGAGGTCTTAAATGCAAGGCGATATCTGTAACCCTCAGTGCAGTGAGGATCACAATTGCAAATTAGCAACCCCCTTCGACAAGGATAACTAAATGCATCACCTAAAAACCCCAGGCACGAGGTATTAGATGCAACGCGATATCTATCCGTCTGATTGCCTAAAGTCAAGGCAGGAAAACACCAGTAAGCCAAAAAATTTTACACTTTGCCAAGGTGCAAAAGATGCCAGCACCAAGGTTTGTCAGCAAGGTCCATGGTTTCCGCTGCCGCAACGGATCATGTACGATCCAACAGAAACTTCAAAAAGACGTGTCCAGACCTGCATCCTATACACCAACGGCGACTGGACTATGCAACAGATGGCCGATGAGCTAAACCTAGCGCTCTCGACCGTAAACCGAGCTATCCAACGGCTTAAAGCCGACGGCATGATTGCGGTGCGCAAAGTAAAAACGGCCGCCCACCGATGGAAACAAAACGTCTATCAGATTATCAGTCTTGTCCCTCAAAAGATCGTCAGCATGGCCCATGTGCTAGGTGGCAAGCCCAAGCCACAGGCCGACAAGCCTGTCGATCCTGCCGCAAAGCTGGCCGAGGCGGCGGCCGAGTACGATCGCGATGAGCACACCCCAGGTGCGTCACTTTCCTTTGAGCAGGATCGAATAACTCCTAATAGAACTAAAAATATAAATAATAATATAGGCGAGGCTGTGGATAAGCCCACGCCCAAAAAAGGCCGTCCTACTCCAAAGGCCCCCCAAAACCGCAAAGACAAGCCAAAGCGATCAGGTCGTTCTAGCGAGCCTGTTTCGAACGAACAGGTCCGAGCCCAGCTCGATATCCTGTTAAGCGATAACCACATCAAGATGCCACGTGAGAAACGGGACGAGCTGATCGCCAGGCTCAAAGATCCCGATCTTTTTGGCCTAGATAATGCGGCCATCTGGCAGCTGTTCCGGGCGATGCGCTCAGATCCGGGAACCGGTCAGCTGTTAAGGCGAGCCAGATACGCCAGCGAGCGCTATCAGATCTTGCGAGATCCCTGGATCAGGCGGTGCCTTGCGCTGTTTAGCCGCGCCCGGCTCATGGATCTGCCGACGATCATGGGGCGGTATCGAGCCCTCACCCGAGACAAAGATCCAGAGGCCATAGATTTAAGCCAGAGCGAGCTGGATCTGCTCAAAAGAGCCTATGCCCTAGCCTGATCCGCAAGGGCTTTAAAGGGCTTTTACGTGGCTCTCAGAGGCAGGTATCTTTGACCTGCACATTAAATACGCAATTAAAGCCATAACGGCCGTTTCCAAACGGTTTTATGGTGGCTTTAGTCGTAGATATGGTTTATTTTGCGCGCTTTAAACACCTGAGAAAGAAAGGATCGAGATCATGAAAGCAGCTCCAGCCGTCGGTTTAGCCAAAGATACGCAGTTAAGAAACCGCTGGTTTTACGAGATGGATGAGGACGCCTATCACCGCGACGACAGCGCCGTGAATAGCTCCAGTCTTAAGCTGATCGGTAAGAGCCCGGCTAGCTTCCTTGCGGCTTATAGCTCCAAAGAGGACGACGATCAGGATTCGACGGCAGTCCAAAAGATCGGCCGCAAGATCCATAAAGCGGTTTTAGAGGGCGAGGACTTTCTTTCAAAGATGGTGATCATGCCGGTCTTTAGCGGCAAAGGTATGAAAGAGCGCAAGGCCAATTGGCTGGATGAGCATGCCGATCGGATCATCGTATCCGAGAAAGAATACGAGATAATAAGCGGTATCCAACGCTCAGTGATAAAACACCCCGATGCAAAGGCGATCCTTAAGGCCTGTTATGCGGAAGTCACAGGCTACTATAACGATCCCGAGACAGGTATTCGCTGCCGTATCAGGCCGGATCTGATCAACCCAAACCTGGGTTTACTGGCCGATCTTAAGACGACAAAGGATTGCACGATCGACACCTTTGCAAGGGACGTTTGGAACTATCGCTACGATATCCAGATGGCCATGTATTCGATGGGCGCTGGTGTGATCTCAGGCATCCCGATCAGCCAGCGCTGTATCATTGCCGTTGAGAAAACGCCGCCGTTTGAGTGTGCTGTTTATGTGCCTGAGAAAGAGGTCATGGATAAGGGCTTTGAGGACTATCGCAATTACATGCACACGCTGGCCCGCTGTATGGAAAAAAATGAATGGCCCGGCTATCAAGGTCGGGCTCAGAACATCAACCTGCCCCCATGGGCTTTTAAATCTTAAGCGTAAGAGAGAGGTCAAGCGATGATCCGTATCCAAACCTATGAGCCAGGTCAAAAGCTAGCCGACGCCTATGTGACCGCCGGAATGATCGGTCAAACCCAGATCCTTTCGATCTGGCGGTATGAAGTTAAGGCTTTCGACGTGTGGGGCTTTGATCCAAGGCGCAATCCGCTAAAAAAGCTATGTGACTTTTATCCGGTTTCCAATTGGGATTTGACTAAAACAACACCGCCCCCGGCCGAGAGTGATGAGGATATCATTGAGGCGGCCGAGGCCTCTTTAGTTCACAGCCTGGCGATGGAAAAAGACCTGTTTTTTAAAGACCTGTTTCTTTTTGTCGAGAAGACCTCGGATCTAATCACAGCGGTTTATTATGGCAAAGACTGGTCGGATTTTTTCTATGATCCGTCGTTTTCCGACGACGATGGATTTATTCTGGCACGCGATCACGTTCGCGCGTTTCGCTGTGATCGCCGGATTGCATCTTTAGCCGAGACAGGCCAGCGCTTAAATGATATCCCAGACGCATTGCTTATCGACGAGTATCAGTTTAGCGATGAGCTGGTGCCGTATTTTTTCAAAAACCCTGAGAGACACCGAAAGGTAAAAAATGAAACTTAAATCGACCTATGATCATCTGCAGATCGTCGACCTAAAGGTGCCGCCTTGCGATCGTTCCGACGATGAGATCATAATGGAGATCATTGGCTATCTTGATCGGGCGGATATCCGGCTTATCGAGCTGTGTTCGCATCTTGATAATCTGGATGGTAGCTGTCTTTATCGGTACGTGTCTTTGCTTTTGTCGGGCGATATCCCAATGGCCCGGATCAAAGACGCTTTCGAGCATAGTGATTATGGCTTTCTCATGATCTCCGAGCCACGCACCGATCGCACCGTGTTCGGCGATAAAGATTCGGTCGTCTTTCTCGACAAAGTCAACGGCAGCTGGATCGTGTCACTAGAGCCTGTGAAGGCATATAACTAAACCTTTTTATGGAGTATCAGCATGCAACAGAACAAGCCAACAGCGTTCCCCCAGGAAAACCAGGCGAGCGGCCAAACGACAGGCTCAGCTGTCACCGAGATCGAAAAATCACGGGCAGTCCAAGAGACCCAGGCAGCTCTTGTGATCGCGAAAAAATTTCCGCGTGATGAGATCGAAAGCTATAACCGGATTATGAAATCTTGTTCCAGGATCACTCTTGCCTCGCAATCTATGTATTCGTATCCGCGCGGTAAAGAGATGGTGACGGGTCCGTCGATCAGGATGGCCGAGGTCCTGGCCCAAAACTGGCGCAACGTTGAGTTTGGTATCCGCGAGCTGGAGCGCCGCGATGAGGTATCTATAGCCGAAAGCTACTGTTGGGATATGGAAACCAACGTCCGACAAAAAAAGGTGTTCGAGGTTCCGCATTTTATGCAGCTGCGCGGCGGCCAAAAAAAGCGCCTCACTGATCCACGGGATATCTATGAGCTGGTGGCTAATCACGGGGCCAGGCGCTTGCGTCAGTGTATTCTAGGGATCATCCCGATAGATATCGTCGAAGATGCAGTCGAGCGCTGCAAAAAGACGGTTGCCGAGGGAACGGGCGAGCCCATCGAAAACCGCGTGAGGCGAATGATCGGCGCGTTTTCCGATATCGGCGTCTCTCAAGATATGCTCGAAAGACGCCTCGGTCACAAGATGGATCTTACGACGACCGATGAGATCGTCGAGCTGACCTCGATCTATACCGCAATCAAAGACAAGCAAGCCAACAGGCAAGATTTCTTTGATTTCGGCAAAGGTGCCGCCGGGGGCGAGGATACGGCTGGACCGGCCGCGGATCTGATTAAGACCCTTGAAAGCGAGGACGCCCAGAAAGCCCCTGAGAAACCAGCGGCGGCCGATGAGAGAAAGGCTGGTGTGTGGTCTTTGCCAGATGAGGCCGATGAGGCAAAGGCTAAAGACAAAGACAAGGGCAAGGGCAAAGGATCATGAGCTGGTTTAAAAACGAGCTGAGACAAGATGGCTTAAGCCAGGATGAGAAAGATCTCATTGCCGATCGCTTAACCGAGCGCGACGCCGTTTTTGAGTGTTCGCGCTGCCGGAGAGCCCGCTTTACCGTGTGCGATCATATCGCTCTTGCGCGGATCGGTAGCGCGGAAAAACTAGCAATCCCATGTGCGATCTTGATCTGTGATAACTGCGGCCATCTGATCTATCACGCCCTTGACACACTGGAGCTAAAAAATCTTGTGGAGCAAAACAATGGATGAGAACGCGCTGGTTTCGAGCCAGGAAAAAACCGATATCCTTTTACAGTCTATGATCTGCACGATCGTCGGCGATATCCTTAATGAGATGTGTCAGTTTAAAGACTTTGCGCAAAGGCGCATGAGCGATGGCCAGAGCCGGGCCTTTGTGCATAACTTTCACGCGATCGGCAGGCTCATCGCCGGGAATATCCATCCCGGCACCGTTCGGCAGAACATGAACGCGGTGCTGGATCGGCTAGATCCCGATGATCGCGCTTTTATTGAGCCGATCTGGGCAATGATACTTGAGGATCATAAACAGCGGAGCGAAACGAAATGATGGCCTTTCAGCTTTTTTCCCCACACAAGCGCGCGGTGCTGTTGGCTCTAAATGATCAGGATATGGATCACGTTTTCGATAACACGATGATCGTGCCGCCCGCTGCATTGGGCCATGATTTTAGCCTGGCCTTTACCTATAGCGGATTTAAAGGCGATGAGGACACGGCCCGGATGGTCGAACAGCACATCGACCGGGATGATCGGATCGAGCCCGGATCGACGGTGATCACTAAACTGTTGGATGATCCCGATCTTTTAAAGATGCGAAACAGAGGTCTTCTCATCACAGAGGTCGAGGATCTTAACGTCGCTGTCATGTTTACACATGCCAATGACAAAGATGAGGTGATCCAAGCCATCCAGCGCCGTAAAAGAGACCGCAATCGGCTTTAAGGTCGAACGCTACCGGCGCTCGGCAGATCGAAATACCAACAGCCGTTATGATCCTGCTTTCGGTTCGGCATATCCGGCCGGGCCGAAAGCCCCGAGTAATGACAGATAAGAGATTTTCGTTCCAGGTGCGGCTGGATCGGTGGCGAGCCACGATGCACAAGCGCCGAGTGCCAGATTAAAACATCGCCTTTTTGGGCGACAAAAGGAACGATCTGCGCGTCGTTTTCCATGATCTTATCCATACACATCCGGGATATATCCTCTTGCGTCCAGGTGGGCCAGTGAGGCGATCCTTTTACATCGCCCGGCAGATGGGCGAACAGTTTTTCCCGGCGCAGCACAGGCCATCTGTGCGATCCTGGGACGTATTGAAAAACTCCGCTTTGCGGGTCGATATCATCCAGAGCCATCCATACCGCCACATATCGCGACCACACATTAGGCGGGTTGAGGTAGCTGTCTTGATGCCAGTCGCGCTCTGTCGATTCCCAGCCGGTAAGACAAAGATGCAAGCCCATGGGCTCGCCGATCAGATCTCCGAGCGTGTCCATTAGACGCGGATAGAGGGCCAGATCGCGCAGCGTTGGCACGTCCATGTAAGGCGTTGGATAATGCCAGCCACCCCAATAATTCGATTTATCTTGTCGGTTTCGCGGTAATTTGGCACGATCTCGACAATAAGCGGTGATCAGATCATCGGGCAAAAAACGTTTTAAGATCAGCATACCCTGACTTAAAAACATAGCCTGGTTCTGCGTAAGATTGCCCGTTGGCTGGCGCTCGATAAACGTCTTGGTATCCTCGGGCTGGGGCTCGGAAAGATCATCAAACGATAGCTGTGTCAGTGTGTCCATTACTTATCCTTTTTATGCGGAGATTAATCGGATTATGGCGTCAAGATATCTGCGGATCAACAGTGAAGTATTCGAGCGATCGGATCTTAACGAGCTAGCGCGACTATCCGGCGAGAGCCCCGAGATGGCTCTATCGCGGCTGATAAAGCTAGCCCGCTATATGCTTGCCCAAAAACGGCGTAAGCTGCCAGCTCGCAAGATCGACGAGGCCATCGGCTGGACACACCCAAAAGTTTATTACGGGGCGCTCATGGAAACCGCCGGGCTTGCGGTGTGGTCGCAAAGATCTTTTGAGATCAAGATCCATAATCTGGTTGATCTAAAAACAGCGCGCTCAAAATCCGGTCGGGTATCGGTTGAGACCGCCCAGCGCGATCCGAGCGGCCGGTTTTTGCCGCGATCCGAGAAGGTCCAAAAGCAACCCTTGCATCAAGTCTATAACGCGGCCGGCGATCCGGTTTCCGAGAAAGCCACGGCCAGATCTTTGAACGCCAGATACAAAAAGGAGCGAGCCAGTGTCAGATAACGAGAGCGAACACGATATCGAAACCGATCTTGAAAGCGAGCCCGAGATCGGCAAAGAGCCCATCCCGGTGCGCTGTGTTTTTGAAGAGATGGTTGCCATCGCCGATCTAAAACCTCACCCGCAAAATCCGAACACACATCCCGAGCGCCAGGTCAAGATCCTGGCTAAGCTTTTAGCCTATCACGGCTGGCGGAAAGCGATCGTCGTCTCAGCTACGTCCGGCTATATCACGCGCGGCCACGGGGCGGTTGAGGCCGCAAAATACGCCGGCGAAACACACGTCCCGGTCGACCGCCAGGAATACGATAGCCCGACCGATGAGCTGGCCGATGTGATCGCCGATAATCAGGTCGCAAAGCTTTCCAAGATCGACGAGACCCGGCTTAAGCTTAATCTTGATAGTCTCTCGGATGTGGACGTGGCTTTGGATGTGGCAGGCTTTGATCAAGAGGCGATCACCGATCTTGAGATCCAGCTCGACAAGCTTAACGACGAGCGCAAAGGCTCTAGCGGCTCGGGCGATCAAGGTAGCGGCTCGAAAGATCCAAAAATTATAACCTGCCCGGAATGTGGGCACCAATGGGGGGGCTAAAGCCGCTTTGCCGATCGACTAAACCGCCCGCTCCGCTTTGATCTCGCCTCTCGGTCCTCGGGGGGCTTTTTTTTGCCTGTAATAAAAGATATGTGCCTACGAATACGTGGGCATAGTGACGTACAGCTCGAGTGTCAAATCCTTAGACAGTTCGGATGTCCAAGGAATGGACAGGAAAAACTGGGCCCAAACGGTGGGTTATCGGATAGGGCTGGAGCTCCTGTCAAATCCTTAGACACCCGGGGAGGATCCGAGGGTCAATGATTTCAGCTAGTTAAATTTGGCACACCCTCTGCATGTATTTAAGCATAGCAAGCACAGAGCTTGCAGAAACTCAAACCGAAAGGATCTCTCATGACAAACCAAGACAAAGCCCTCTACAAAGCCCGAGCCCAGCACACAGCCAAAGTCTCAGCCGAGATCGTCGTTCCTACTGAGTGTTTTAAAAGCCCCAAAGCACAGCGGGATGAGCGTTTTCTAAAAAGCGTTCTGGCAGGCTTTTACAAGCGCGGCCGGATCTCAGACAAGCAGATGGAGATCGTTTATCAGATCGAAAATTACTGGCTATCCAAGAGCCTGTGGGCCTAATCATAAACCGGGGGGCTCGGCCCCCCTTTAGCTTTGGAGCGTCCTATGCGCAGCTTTACCTTTACATACCTTGAGGTCTCTATGTTCGGCAGCTTTGAGCGCCGTCTCACCGTCCAAGCAAAGACCGATAAGAGTGCCTGGCGCAAGCTATCCCAGATCCAGGGCAACCGAGACTTTCAACAGATCCAGCTTGTCGAGGTCCGGGCTTAAGCCCCGGCCCCCCGGCAACCGATAAGATAAAACCGACCTCTTGTGTGGTCGCGGAATGTTTTTGGTTTGGGTGCGCCCCTGGCAACAGCTGGGGGCGTTTTTTTGTTTAATCCTTAGACGATCCCACCTGTCTAAAGATTGCACAGCAAAACATGGGTGTTTTTAGGCTCATATAATCCTTGCCGAGATTTTGACCAAAATTCGTCAAATCCTTGGGCAGCGCGGCTTTTGGCATGTTGCTGAAATCATTGTGGCGTTTGTTTGGCACATCCTCTGCATTATACAAGGCAAGCA